ATGCATAGGGGGGGTGTTATTTTTGGTGGCCCCCCCTTATCAAGTTCGACCTCTCTTGTTAAAATTTTTACGAGCTTGGAAAAATTTTCAAACATTTTCTAAATAATTTTTTGAAACTTTTCTGTGCATTCCTGACACGTTCTCGGCTACGATCTGATCGATTGCATAGTCGATCGCGATGGCCTGGTCGGGCTCCGACAAATCAAAAGAATTATTCACAGTCCTAGCCAGGAGTCCTGGGGTATCATAACCTAAACGTGTATCGTATGCTAACCATTCATTCCATTGTGTGAACGGATCGAATGGATTGTCAACAGTAGTTAGCATGTACCGTGTTGTAGTGTTATCAGCACTCATGTCTACATCTCACTGATAGCAGCACTGACAGTAGACTGTGATACACCCAACTGTTGTGCTATCTCTGCTTGCGTAAACCCACTATCAGCCATAACCTTAGCACGTGTACGTTCAGTAGCAGTAAGCTTAGGCTGTGACTTAGGTGTTGCTAGCTTCTTTACTGTCTCCATGTCGGCGTGTCTAAGTACTTCTTCCAACATGTTGTGACTGACAGCGCCTGCTTGTATTGCATTCCACTCAGCCTGTGTTATGTCAATAGCGTGCTTCTTTGCGCCAGTTCTAATCCTTGCTTCAGTCAATGCTTGATTCTTGATCTTCTTGACGTCTGCTTCTTCCATGCCGGGATTAGCCTGGCGGCGTTGAGAAACCTGGGCGGCTGCCAAAGCCTGGGCTTGTCTTTCAAGAGGCGCATTCTTTTTGGCGGCGTTTAATTTAGCACGGAGACTATCAACTTCATTGGCATGGGTCTTTGCTGCAGACGGGGATCTTTTAACATGTGGAGTTTCTAGAGCCGTCTTCCTTGCGGTATTGGCCAATGCCTTAAGTCTATTGGAATAGCCAGCATAGATCAGTTCCATAGGCGTGCCTGGCTCAGACACCAATGATCTAGCATCTTCAGCCAATGCAAGACGCTTGGTTATTGATTGAGCAGGCTTTGTTCTACCTGTGGAAACATAGGTCACTTTTCCAGTGGTGGGGTCTACTTTACGAACGCGTTCCTGAATCTGGCGCCCGGTTTCAACATAGACCTTCTTACCAGTAAGTGGATCTACTGGTCCGCCTTGAGATGCTTTCCTCAGCACACGTTCAGGAACACGGACTTCAGCATTGGCTCGAGATAGCAGAGTAGATGCGCCGCCAGGACGTTTGCCTGATGGCTTCGGCTGATACTTTGCTCTCAGTTGAGCAATACCATTGTCTCGTTCAGATGCTTTGAAATCAAGAGCATGTTTCTCTGAATCAATGACAACCATTGAATGACGAACAGCACGAGCCAACTCTTCTGGCCCAGCACCATGAATCGTCATGTCAGTGATCAGATTAGAGATCTTGCCCATCTCCTGTTGTTTGCGTGCAGGAATTGGGCGATCGCCGTTCTTGAATTCAGTCTTGCGAGTCTTTGCGTTGTATACACCACCATCAATTGTACGCATTCCATCGTGTGGAGCATACGAATGATGTGGATCGAATCCTTTCAAACCATCAAGAGCAGGAGTACTTTTGACAGTTCCCTTGTTGTTCGGGATCAGGATTACCGTATCACCATCAAAGTCTGCGCCAGACAAACGTTCTGCCACTGAATGATGAATACCGATTGCATCCTTGGCGTGTGGGCCCAACAACTTACGAGCTTCCGGATTACGGTTGTTTACTGTAAGCTGGGGGATTTCAAACGTGCCACCATGCGGATACCTGATCAATGCAACACGATCGCCATTCTTCAGGTTAGGGGCATGAACTTCACCAGGTTTCATCGAACTGATGGGAAGCAACACCTTTGTCGATTGGCCTGGCAAAGCGGCGGCTCGAAGATGAACAGCAGCTGAATCGGTTTCATCAGCAAACGTTTCAAGCAGCTTCTTACGAACCGTTGGATTCGTAAGTTTCGTCAGCTTATCGTACTCTTGCAGTCGATGCTCAGCAGTAAGCGCCAATTGAGAACTGGCAAACTTAGGACTTTGCTTCGACAACATCTGCGAAGCAAGAGTCTTTGACCACGTATCCCAAGAACCTTCGACACCTGATCCTTCTTTGGTAGGGCTACCAACAATGTTGAGTGCTGAAATCACCTTACCATCAGGACCATGAACTTGTCGAACGATCGATCCAAATGGCAGAATCGGATCGCTGGACAGTTCTTTCATGGCATCCTTCTTGCGACCAGTATTCGACTTATTGGTGTTGAATACTATGTCGGTTCCCTTAGGCAGATCATCTTTGTAAAGAGCCATGCCTTTGAGATAGTGCGTGCCATCTACGGCAATACGAACTTGTCCATAGTTCTTACCACCAAGCGAAAGATCTTTTACACCTGGACGAATGTAGATAACCCCATCTGCTTTGCCGCCACCATCTTCTGCATAGTTGATGGCAATTCGCCTAGAGCTTACTTGAATTGGATCTTGGACTTTGAGAAACGAGCGACCGTAATCCTCTGAGTAATCGTTGATCAACTGGATCTGCGAACGATTACGTTGAACTTCACTCAGAGTAGTGCCAGGAATAGCCAGCACTTTACGAGTAGTGTACTTACCCGTTCCAAGCTGTAGATTCTGAATATTGTGAACCGGATAGCCCTGCTCTTGCAGAACGGCAACAGCAGTCTTGAATCGAGATTCGGTAATGCCGAGCTGACTTGCGTTGCCTTCGCCGATGTCGACATACTTCTTCTGATCGACCTGATCCTTGATCATCTTGGACGTCGTCATCAGAGCATCAGCATTGTCAGCAGCGCCAGGTGCAAGTAGAGCTCTTACAGATGATTCGCCAGCCAAGCCCATGCGTTGAGCGATCTTACCGTTTGAAAGACCTTTCTCCTTCAAACGTTGAGCCATGAGAACTTGTTCTTGCTTTTGTGAGGCAAGAGCAATAGATTTAGCAGCACGAAGCTGAGTGGTAGTGATGCCACAACCTTCAGCAATCTGTGCTTCCGACATTCCTTCTTTTCTCAGATTCTCCACATAATCAAGAAAGCTTCGATGACGAGTAGATTCTGATCTTCCGGAACCCCAAGGGTATCTTCCGCTACGCCGGAGAATGCCGTAATGCGCTAGATGATCTTCATGCGTACGTATCACGACTCCTCCTCTAGCCTTAGCAGTTGGATCTGTCGGTCAAATTCTTGAATCTTTTCCATAATGAACATAATGTCCTCTGGATCAGCATCATAGACTAAGACTTCATCAGATTGGTAAATGCGAAGCTCAATGTTGATCTTGAATGGATCGACGTCATACTCAAGACAGAACAACGCAGCATAGATTTCAAGCTGATGAACCGAACCGGCAACGACTCCAGTTTTCAGATCAAAGATTCGTAGAGTTTTGTAGCGGAAGCTGATTGCATCACACGTGCCAAAGCAATTCTCTGAGTAGAAGAGAACTTGCTCACAGGTCATCTTGAACCGAATACAGTCATTGATGTACATGCCCAATGTGCCTACATGACTTGAAAGACGGCCTGCTTGTATCTCGCCTTGCGCATAGGCGTGCATAGCAATTCCATAGTCTGCAGCCTTTGCTGCAGTCCAGCGTTCAGCCAGTCGATTAGGAGTGTAGTTGACCCAATGATACTGGCTTGGGCTTAGGAAGGCGTGCTCTCCTTGGAGGTTCAAATGCCTGTTGAAGCGCAATCAATACCTCCTCTTCATTCTCGGGATAGATATAAGCTGCGAATGACATCTCATCTAGACGCCTAACATAGTAATCTTGGTTAGGTTGAACTGGTGCAATCGCAGAACGCTTCACCTCGAGCGAAGCCCACTTGTCGTTATAGAGGATGGTGAGATCGAGAATACCTTGCCTAAGCCCAGAATCATTCTTCATGATCAAACAGCCGGGAAACATGGTTTCCAAACGCTTGACGAGCTTGGCTTGATACTGGTTTTCGGTCACATACACTACCTCGCTACTAGAATTAGAAAAGACTTATTCTATGTCCTTCCGTTATAATCTGCGATTGAGTAGCTACATAATATCTATTCTGTATAAACAGCAAATTGTTGATGAGTGGGCCAAACATAATACGCTTCGTCCATCACAGACTTAACCACATCCTCTTCTAGTAGACCATACTTTCTAGCACACTCGAACGAGTTATCAAAGATCTCCTCAGTTTCAATATCGATGATAGGGAAATCAAACGTTCTCTCAAATGGAAAAACGAATTGTCTATGGTACTTCTGCGCAAACCATCTGGGTCGCCACCTTAGATTCTCCAAATGATTGTTCCATCGATCGCCATCTAGATTGATCGGCGTATCGAAAGGTTTGGTATGCCGTGGCATAAAGGCCTTTGCAACCAACAATGGAACTGATCTATGACACTGAATTCCGTCTCGCACCATACCGACTTGAACGAGACCCGATTGATTCTGATTCAGAGCCAGAATCCTTTCAAATCTGTCCGATCTTATACGCCCGAATGTGCTTACGCTGTAGCCTGGGAAAGAATCTAACTCTTTCCAGATCTCTATGTTCATCCTTGAGGTCTCCCGCGCTTATCTTCGTACATGCCTCTTAGAAGCGTTCTACGGGCCTCCTGAAGGCTTTTCTCCAATAATTTGATGATATCCCTAGGCTCGCCACGAAATACCATGTAGGCGCCCTCAAAATCCTTTGGTTCGCCCAAAGAAATGCGTGTTTTCGCAATCCCGTCATCCGGTTCACGAATTATTGACCATTCCATACGTAGAAACCTCCCAAATTTTTAACGGCGACTCGGGCAAGACACTGCCTTGTGGGCCTAAAATCTCCCTTTGAACTTGCCAAGATTTTTGTCCCAAAAAGTTTTTATATACGTAGAACCTAATATCTATTTATTTCTCGCGCGTACAGTAGGATTTAGCTATTAGATTTGACCATATATAAAAAACTTTTTGCCCTAAAATCTTGGCAACCTTTTTCTGGGATTTGCAGGGATTTTTACTGGCCATTTTTGCACAGGCAGACGCTAATATCTAAAAAGAGGGCTTTTTTGAGTCTCATTTTGACACTCATTTAGCCCCATAAAAGCGCAACCAAACAGTTGCATGTCGAACCCCCATTTCAGCCCAATTTTCAAAAATGGCCAAAAATGGCCACAAAAATGGCCACAGATTCATACTCCAAACTCCGATATGTTGACGTCCGATACATTGAAGTTCTTCTTGGCTTTCAAGCTCCTGAAAATAGCCGTATCGATGAGTGTTTTCGACCTTAAAACGTAGTAATACAGATCGGTATACGACGTATTCATCCGATCTATCCTTCCGTGAGCCTGCTCCCAGTGCTTGTAGGAGTATGTCAACGAGTAAAACAGCATGGAATCGGTCTCTGTGCAGTTCCAGCTCTCGCTTCCAGCTGCATACTGAACCAGATAAACCCACTTATCGCCGTCCGGCAAGGCCTCATGCTTGTGACCGTTGTACTCAGCCACCTCTACGAGCTCTCCTAAGCCCCGTAGAAGCTCCAATTCGTAATCGAAGTTGTAGAACACTATCAGTCTGTCGTGATGGCTTAGACGCTCTGTAACGGCCTCTAGACGCGATATGTGTGTATTGACGACCCTTCGCATCACCATGAACAATTCCGTGATGTCCCGAATCGGTCTGTTGTGATACGGATGCCATCGAGTCTTTATCACCGCATCAAGCATCTCTTCATCATGTTCCACAATAATGTTCTTCGCGTGACGCACCGTGCCACTGCGATAGGGCATATGAACGAGGATTGATGCTCTATGTCTCTGTAGCTTGTTGACACCGAGATACCGCTGGACCTTTGGGAATTTGGTAAAAGGTGACCAGACGACGTGCTCTCGGATGAATTCAGTTCGATTCTTATAAAAGCCGTTCGCAACGAATACCGGAATGTAATCAAGCCAATTATCTCCGGGCGTGGCACTAAGTAGTATCCAGTCATTGTTCTTGGCTATCTTCAAGAATGCTTTTACCCATGCTCCACTTCCCACGAGCCTCTGCTCATCGAAGATGAAGAAGCACCCCTGCATACCTACATACTTCTCTAGATTGTTCCAGCTATCTACCGTCAGAACTCCCGCCAACGTCGCATCCTCATAGCCTACAGCTACGTTCGAGAATTCATGAGTCCAGTCGAGACTATCCCGTTTCTTCGCTGTGGTGATGACGAAGATATTCTTTGGCTGCTCGTGTTCGAGGTAATACGCTACCGCTACTCTCGTCTTCCCAGTACCCACTCCACCCCAGAGAATGGATCCGTTCTTTAGTTTCTTTAATGCCTCGAGTTGATGCGTTTCCAGCTTTACTTTGTAGCCATTTTCTAGGACCATGACATCTCCGACAATAGATCAATCCACCTTTTAATCCACACTTTGGGCATTTACCAATCCTGAATTCCTGGGGCTTTAGGTACTTTATGCGAGGCACTAGTGCTCTACTTCTTCTGGGACTTCTTGTGCACCCATGAATCTCCCGAACATCGTGTCTGATGTGCCAATCCCAACGGTTGTTATCGGTTGTGTTCCTATTATCTTCTGAAGCTCGTTTACTTGCGCATCGGTCAGAATCACATCAATCAACAGCCGGATTCGTTTCATACCTCCACCGGTTCTTCTTCGACAGCACCTTGCTTGTCAAGCCTATAACATAGACCGGTAGATTTCCAGATGGCGAAGCGCTCACCATCTTCGAAGTCAACCTCTATCCATGGTCCTTCTTTTCGACCGAGCACCACGAAAAATCCATCATCTCTATCTGGGATCTCGTGCTGGCTATCAATCCGTTGAATCATCACTCCCGGTTTGAATCTCAGCAGCTTGTCCAGAGCTTCTCGATTTGTCATTTTTACCGCTCCTAGGCGAATCCGGATAACGTTCTTTGAGCTCTTTATCCACACGCTCAACTGAGTCGACCATGGCCATAAGATGGTTATCGGTCACGATCGCATCAGTCCAGATTGTTATCACCCATGAGTACACACCAGCTGCTGTGCGACGTAGTTCAATCGATCCACGACCAGGAACCGGATCTCTATACGGCCTAACGGCATCACTCATCTTTTATCCACCCCAGATTCCGTGCTGTACGTGTCAGAAGATTGTGAATCTCGTATCCGAACTCAAACCGACTGCTGTTCGTCTCGATAGACTGGGCAAGATCCCCATCAGAATGTCTCAGAGTTGCTGCCTGCCAGTCACAGAGCATCTCTATCAGCTGGATCAAGTCCATCCCATGGATGCCTTCTTCAAAATGCTCTGGAT